ATGGTCGAAGCAAAGATAAAAGCCCTGCGTGATGAGCTGGAGCGGCATAATTATAATTATTATGTGCTTTCGGCACCGACAATATCAGACTTTGAGTTTGATAAGATGATGAAAGAGTTGCAGGAACTGGAGGCGGCGCATCCCGAGTTCGCCGATCCGGATTCCCCGACCCGGAGGGTGGGGAGCGACCTCTCGAAAGAGTTTGAGCAAGTGGTACATAAATATCCGATGCTTTCGTTGGGTAATACGTACTCCGAGGATGAGATCCGAGATTTTTATGATCGTACGGTCCGCTCCTTGAATGAGCCTTTCGAGATTGTGGCGGAGCTTAAATATGATGGTACTTCTATCTCTTTGACCTATGAGAAAGGACGCTTGACGCGTGCCGTGACCCGTGGCGACGGCACTCGTGGTGATGACGTGACGGCGAATATCAAGACCATCCGTTCGGTTCCATTAAGACTCCGGGGTTCTGATTTTCCGGAGGAGTTCGAGATCCGTGGCGAGGTATTGCTGCCTTGGGCGGAGTTCGATCGCTTGAATAAGGAGCGGGAGGAGCAGGAGGAACCCTTGTTCGCCAATCCTCGCAACGCCGCTTCCGGTACGTTGAAACAGCAGAATCCGGCTATCGTGGCCTCCCGTAAGCTGGATGCTTATTTCTATTATTTATTGGGTGAGAACCTGCCGGCCGAAGGGCATTATGAGAATTTGCAGGCGGCTCGCGCATGGGGTTTTAAGATTCCGGACGTGATCCGTAAATGCCAGAGCCTACAGGATATATTCGATTATATCGCATATTGGGATGTGGAACGTAAGAACCTGCCCGTGGCGACGGATGGAATCGTGTTGAAGGTAAACTCGCTTCGTCAGCAGAGGAACTTAGGTTTTACGTCGAAAAGCCCTCGCTGGGCGATCGCTTATAAGTTTCAGGCGGAGCGTGCCGAGACTCGCTTGAACTCGGTCTCTTTCCAAGTGGGACGGACGGGGACGGTCACTCCGGTGGCGAACCTCGAGCCCGTATTGTTGGCGGGGACGGTGGTGAAGCGGGCTTCCTTGCATAACGCCGATATTATCGAGGGGCTTGACTTGCATATCGGCGACCAAGTGTATGTGGAGAAAGGCGGGGAGATCATCCCGAAGATCGTGGGAGTGAACGTGGAGGCTCGTTCGATGCTGATGGGGGATAAGGTCCGCTTTATCCGTGTGTGTCCGGAGTGCGGGACTCCTTTGGTGCGTCCGGAGGGAGAGGCGGCACATTACTGTCCGAACGAGTCGGGCTGTCCTCCTCAGATCAAGGGGCGTATAGAGCATTTCGTGACCCGGAAGGCGATGAATATCAATATAGGCCCGGAAACGGTGGAGGATTTGTACAACGCCGGTTATGTAAAAGACTCGGCGGACTTATATACGTTGACGGTTGCCGATTTATTGCGTCTGGAACGGTGGGCGGAGAAGAGCGCCCAGAATCTGATGTCGAGTCTGGAGGAATCCAAGCAAGTTCCTTTTGAGAGGGTCTTGTTCGGTCTGGGGATTCGTTTCGTGGGAGAGACGGTCGCTAAACGCTTGGTCTCGGCTTTCCACTCGATCGAGGCATTGGAGCAGGCGTCTTTAGAGGATTTGGTAGCCGTGGACGAGATCGGCGAGCGGATCGCCCAAAGTGTATTGAGTTATTTCTCGGACGAGAAGAACCGTACGTTGGTGAACCGATTAAAGGAACAGGGCTTGCGGATGGCGGTTTCCGAGGAGCAATTGGCGAACCGTTCCGAGAAGTTGAAAGGATTGACGATCGTGATCAGCGGGACATTTTCCAAGCATTCACGTGACGAGTATAAGGCGATGATTGAGCAACATGGCGGCAAGAATAGCGGCTCCGTCTCAGGGAAGACCGATTATATCCTTGCCGGCGAGAATATGGGACCGGCCAAGCTGGAGAAAGCGGCGAAGCTGGGTGTGAAGATTATCAACGAGGATGCGTTCTTAAATATGCTGGAATAAATGTTTACGAAACATATATGTATAACTTCTTGCTTGTTTTGTTATTGTATTGATAATTAGTGTTTTGTGCTTTGTTTGTTATAAAAAGAAGAATACGTTTTACTTAATTAACTGCGGTTATCTATGGTTATCTATGGTTATATTGTAGCTTTGTGTCGCAAATTTGTCGCAAATTTGCGACACAAAAAACAAACATCATGGGAAGTATAGCGTATTATCTCGACATCAGGAGAGCTAAAAAGGACGGGACATATCCCGTCAAGTTGTACGTGAGTCATCACAAGAAGTTTTATGTCAAGACATCCTTCACGTCCAAGATAGATGAGTGGGATTCGTGCCAATACTCCAAGAAAGCTCCGAACTATAAGTCTAGGAACATGGCATTAAGAGCAGCTATAAACAAGGCTGAGGAAGTTATGTATAGACTAGAGATGGACGGAAGGTTGGCGGGTATATCGGACACGGCTTTGAAGGCTATAATAGAGGAGGCTATATCGGGCAAGCCTAGGAAAGAGATAACGATAGTGGATTGTTTTGACAGGTTTATTGTTACGAAAAGCAGGAAGAATACTATTATAACCTATGAGGCCACTAAGAGGAAGATAGTGTCGCTAGGGTTCGATATGCCTATAGGGGATATAGATAAAGCTTGGTTAATCGGGATAGACAAGCGAATGGAAGAGAGGGGGCTTAGCATAAACTCACGAGCGGTACATCTTAGAAATATAAGAGCTGTAATAAATTATGCCATAGATGAAGAGCTTATCAGTAATTACCCATTTAGAAAATTCTCGATTAGAACTGAACAAACGAGAAAGAGATCCCTTACTGTAGATGAATTGATAGCACTTAGGGATTACAAATTAGAAGGAATAGCGGTTAAATATAGAGATATCTTTATGCTTATGTTTTATCTTATCGGTATAAATGGTGTGGACCTATTTGGTGATTGCCAAATTGTAAACGGACGGCTGGAATATCGGAGATCTAAGACAGGGAAGTTATATTCCATCAAGATAGAACCGGAGGCTATGGAAATAATAAAAAGGTACGAAGGAGATGGCAAGGTAGTTGCCGTACCAGAGGAAAATGGAGATTATGGTTATTTTATGATAAGAATGGCTACAAGGTTAAAGAAGATAGGAAAGGAAAAAGGAGGAGACTCATTGTTTCCCGGCCTATCCTCGTACTGGGCGCGTCACACGTGGGCCACTATAGCCGCCTCGCTCGATATACCGAAGGAGACGATATCCGCCGCTTTAGGTCATGAGATAGGATCGCCAATAACATCTATTTATATAAGGCTGGATCAAAAAAAGGTTGATGAGGCCAATCGCATGGTTATAGATTACGTCAATGGCTACAGGAAAAGCAGGGATGAGAGGTGAAATAGAACAATAAAACACGCCCGTGTCAGAAAAAACACGGGCGTTATACTTTTTGGATGCGACAAATAGAACTATTTTGTCCTTTCGACCAAAATCTTTGAAATTCGAACTTGCAGTTGCTGCAACTCGATATTATTCAGTTCTTCCAAATCAATGTTCGCTATTTTTACTTTCCGATTTTCGTCAAAGGAATTTTTCTTCTCCTCGAGAAGAGCGGTTACTAACTCGTCTATTTGATCTTTGATTTTCTCTCCTTTTAACTTGTAATCCGTTGTTCTTGCCATGATATTAGTTATTTAGTTAAACTCTATACAAATTTAGGGAATATCCACGATACAATGATTGTCATTCCTTATTTTCTTTCTCTTTTTCCTCCAAGACCTTTTTAAGTTGATAGAGGCTTATGATATCATATTCAAATGTGGGATTTTCCCAGTTTCTTCGGACGGAGTTCGTTTGGACCGATATAAATTTCCGTAGGTCAAATATGTATTGACACGGGCTTAACTGGATCTCATTAAATGTGATTTGATAGTTATCAAACCACTCTAAAAGTTTTTTTAAGTTCCTCGTTCATGGTATATATGATTGATTTGCACAAATATATTTATTTATAATGCTTCATGATTTATGTGTTTTAGTTTTTTAGTTGTAAATATTTAAAAATAAACTGTTTATAATTTGTTATTTAGAATCATTCTAAATAACTTTGCCTCTGTGGTAGAAATATAAAGTGAAGCGTCTTGTTTTTTAACTTATATTTCATTTTCCGCTTTAATTGTTTAATACAGATATATTTATGATATGGGTATTCCGCACTTGAACAATAAAAATGACATGATATCATTGCGTGTATCGCCTGATGTAAGGATGAGGTTGTGCGAGGTGGCCGAGGCTACTGGCGTTAATGTCTCTGCGGTCGTAAAAGCGGGACTCTCAAAGATATTGGATGAGGTATATGATGCCGATGGCAACTTGTGTAATATCGGGGATCTTGCGACAAAGAGAAAGATCCCGGTATCTCATGGGTACTATCGTATATCAGACATATCCAAGGCGAATGGAATCAGTGAGAGGAGCATAAGAAATATGGTAGAAAAAGGCAAGGCGTCGTATATAAAGAGAGATGGCAAGATATATGTATTATTAAAAGACGTGGAGGGTGTCAATGGCCGCAAGGATAAACACGATAAGAAAAGGTGATTGTGGCGTTCGGACGAGAGAACTGATCGCCAGATATTACTTGACATTGATGGGTGAGTTCCGTAACGATGATGGACGGTTGTATTTATCCATGGATAAAGGGGACATGTTTCATAACGCTATCACCTTGATACTTCAAGACTCTAAATTCAACACCTTAAAAACGGATTCCGATATAATGGACCGTATAAGGAAAAGGATTAGAAATGTTATGAGTGAGATAAAACAAGATCACAATCTATATAAGAATAAAGCATATGCCAACGATATACAAACCGAAGAGGCGGGATCAGACGAGCCAGAGGCGTAAAGAAAGGATGGCTATCTATAATACGGCTCGATGGAGGAGGATGAGGGAGGCCAAGCTTCGTGACAATCCTCTGTGTGAGATATGCGAGAGGAATGGCATTACGAGAATGGCAGACGATGTACATCATATCCAATCATTCATGTCCACTGATAATCCGGAGTCTAGGAAAGTGCTGGCATTTGATTATGACAACTTGATGAGCGTGTGTGATGAATGTCACTCGGCTATACACAATAAAAACAAAATGATATGACAAGGACAGAAAGAGAGAATGCCGTGATATTGATACATAGACATTGCGTGCCAAGCCGAACGGGAGAAAGATATGAAAGTCATTATCTAAAGACTTATTTTGGGGATGCGCTTGGCTGCTATATAAGCAACGATGAGTTTAAGGGAATAATGGTTGAGGCGGGGATTATGCCTCTTGCTTCATCACTTAATAAAACGAGTCATTGTTATAAGTTGAAGAGGATCATACCGGATGCATGGAACGGGAGGATGGCATAGCCCCCCCTTATGATTTTTTAGAGGCGGGAAGTGTTGAAACCACGTCCCAATTCGCTTCACACGCACGGCGTTTTTTGAAATTCGCCAAATAGTTAAATATGTTAAACATGGGTACTAGATATACGATAATAAGTAAATCCAAGGATATTTCCTTCCAGTTACCAAAGACTATCAAGCATAAGGCGACTAGAAAGGTCATATGCGATATAGTGAGAGAACTTTGTGATCGTGGAGAATTGACAGTGGGGGATATTCCGCAGCTCCATAGAATGGCTACCGCCTATGACTGTTATCTCGAATGTGTGGATGTCGTGTCTGAGCAAGGATTAACAATGAAGAATTTAAAGGGTGAAATTGTCAAGAGACCAGAGGCTAACATTATGCGGGAGAGTTGGACTCAATATCTAGATATCGCTAAGGAATATGGATTTACCCCTCGTAGCAAGAAAATGACTCGTGGCAATGTAGATAGCAAGGAGGATACGCCTGCGGATGATTTCTTCAGCAACAAATAAGGCATATATTCAATACCCGGTAGACGTGATATCAGGGAATGTGATAGCTGGTAAGCATATAAAAAAAGCTTGCGAGCGTTTTTTTTCCTTGATGGACGATGATCGGTACATGTTTTTGGAAGAAAAGGTGGATAAAGTGATACGATTATACCACCACCTTCGACACTTTAAAGGCCGGCATTCCGGCAAACCTTTCGTACTGGAGCCTTGGCAAGAATGGATTATCGCAAGTATCTACGGGTTTTACAATAAGAGTGACGGAAGTAGGCTCACCCAGACTGTTTATATAGAGGTGGCCAGAAAGAACGGGAAAACGGCGTTAGCGGCGGGGATAGGTCTAAACGCCCTTATAAATGATGATGAGGATGGGGCTGAGGTTTATTTCGCCGCCAACTCGAAGGATCAGGTAAAGATATCCGCATGGCCATTATGCTCTAATTTTGCGAAGGCTTTTGATCCTAAAGAAAAATACTTGAAAGTTTATCGTGATACTATTAATTTTGACAAGACAATCTCTTGGTTGAAGGTTTTAGCGGCTGATTCCACGAAATTGGATGGACCAAATCCCTCCACCTTCATACTAGACGAATATCATGCGGCAAAAAGCAATAGCCTGAAAGCCGTGCTGGAGTCAGGACAAGGGACACGGGACAATCCTTTGGAAATAATCATAACAACAGCCGGATTTGATAAGTTAGGGCCTTGTTATGAGTTGAGGACTACCGCAACGGAAATATTGAACGGTTTAAAAGAGGATGATTCTTTTTTCATGGCCATATATTCGCTTGATGAGAAGGATGATTGGAAAGATGAGGCGAATTGGATAAAAAGCAACCCAAATATGGACGTGACAGTCAAGTCATCTTACCTAAGAAAAGAGGTAAGGAAGGCTATGAATACACCATCGGATGAGGTCAACGTAAAGACTAAAAATCTCAACATGTGGTGCGATAGTTCGGACGTATGGATTCCGGATGATTATATATTGGCATGCTCAAGGAAGGTGGATCTGGATGATTTTACCACGAAGGATGACTGTTTTGCCGGTATAGACCTCTCATCCACATCGGACTTGACTTGCGTATCGTTCATGATACCAAAGGATGGCAAGTTTTATTTCAAGACGTTATATTATCTTCCAGAAGAAGCTTTGGAGACAAAAAAGAACAAGGAGCAATACAGTGAGTGGGTGAGGCTTGGTTTTTTGAAACTTACCCCCGGTAACGTTGTTGATTACGATTATATACTGGACGATATTCTATCGGTAGACAAGAGGTTGTATATAGTAAAAGTAGGATATGACTCTTGGAACGCCACGCAGTTCGTGATAAACGCTACGGATAAAGGACTTCCAATGGAGCCGGTAAGCCAGTCCATAGGAAATTTCAACCGTCCAACAAAAGAGATGGAGCGTGTAATATTGTCCGGCAATGTGGTAATTGACAATAATCCGATAACTCGCTTCTGTTTTAGGAATGTTGTTATGAAATTGGATCATAACGGGAATACGAAACCCTCTAAGGAATATAGGGATAAGAAGATAGACGGGGTTATCTCCATGATTGAGGCTATGGGGGTTTGCTTAATGACACCTCAATACTCGAATAGTATATAGACTCTCTCTGATGTATTACACGATTTCGGTTTAAGGTAAAGACATCGTGTATGAGATTTTTGGGTTTGGATATAAATATAAGGCGCTCACAGAAAAAGGAACCCGTTGAATCCTTCGTTAACGTGCAACGCTTTGGCGGTGGGTCAAGCAGGAAACCGGCTATGACACTTGCCGCCGTATATAGATGCGTCAATGTCATTAGCGAGAGTGTGGCGCAACTTCCTTTAGACACTTTCAAAAAAGATAATGAGGGATATAAAAGCCCCTATGTTAGGCATCCCGCTTACGACCTTCTCCGGGAGTTCCCTAACCCGGATATGACAAGATTCACGTTCCTTAAAACGTTGGTAAGCTCCGTGTTGCTTAATGGCAACGGATACGCCTACGTTGACAGGGATGATTACGGTAATGCGTTATCCCTTCAATATATACCTTCCGGGCTGGTTAGCGTAGTCTATATTACCGTTGATGGTATCCCTAGGATGAGATACCAAGTGACGGGATTCAAGTCTCTTGTTGAGCCTTCTGATATGATCCATGTCTTGAATTTTAGTTATGACGGTATAACCGGCGTATCCACATTAACGCACGCACGCAATACGCTTGGCATATCGAGCAGTGCTGAGGATTACGCTAAACAATTCTTTAGCGATGGTGGTGGCGTTATGGGGATCTTGTCCTTTGATACTAAGCTCCGTGATGGGCAGAAGGAGGAGATAAAGAAGACTTGGGCCGATATGGTTTCCAATGGGGGGATTGGCGTATTGGAGGCAAATAGTCATTATGAATCTGTATCCATAAATCCATCCGATGCCCAGATGTTAGAGACAAGGCAATTCAACGTGATAGACATATGCCGTTTCTTCGGGGTTTCCCCTGTCAAGGCGTTCGACCTATCTAAATCCAGCTATAGCACGGTGGAGGCTACGCAATTAGCATTCCTTACGGATACGCTGGCCCCACTCTTGGAGAATATAGAGCTTGAGATGAAACGAAAGGTATTCCGTCCATCTGAGAGATCCTATGTTGAGGTAAAATTTGATACAAGCAACCTGTTGAGAGCTGACAAGGCGGCACAAGCGACGTTTATGAAAACAATGTATGAGATGGGAGGTATGACCCCAAATGAGGCTCGACGCATGATGGACATGCCCAAGGTGAAGAACGGGGACCAGCCGCTAGTTAATAACGCTATGGTCCCATTGGAGTTTGTGGCTAACAAGAAGTTTGATGCAGGGAAATAGCAGTCTTGATCGCTGTATTACATCGTTTCGGTATATAATAAAATATCTATTGAGCATGACAAATAATAAGGAAATAAGAGGAATATCATACCGGGCTTCTATAGAAGAGGAATCCAGACATGTGGAGGGATACGCTTTGCTTTTTAATACGGATAGTCAACCTATGTGGGGTGGGGATCTCATAGAACGGATAGCGCCTACGGCCTTGGACGGCGTATTGGAGAGGAGCGATGTCTTGTGCTTGATGAACCATGATGAGAGAAGGGGCGTGTTGGCTCGCTGGAGAATGGGTGTGGGATCATTGAAGTTGGAGGTTGATGCCAAAGGACTTAAATATTCTTTTTATGCTCCGGATACAGCCTTGGGTGATGAGCTGGTAGAGGCTCTGAAGAGAGGGGATATCGCTGAGTCATCTTTTGCCTTCACGGTATCTAAGGATAATTGGGAGAAAGGCGAAAACGGTAAGTATATCCGCACGATCGTCCAGATAGACAAGCTGTATGATGTGAGCCCGGTGTATTATCCGGCTTATGAGGATACCGAGGTGGCCTTACGGTCTATCGAAAGCATTCGTGATAAGGAGCGTAAGGATTTAGAGGATAGGCAAAACAAGGAAAAAGAGGAACGGGAAAAGAGGGAAAAGGAGGATTTAGAAATTTATTATAACAATCTTAAAAACAGATTTTAATATGTCAAAGAAACAACTTACTATCGTGGAGCTTCGAGACAAGATCGGATTGCTCAACACTGAAAAACAAGGCATTTTCGATAAGATGAAGGCCGAGGGCCGGAAGGCAGATGAGAATGAGGAAAAAAGATTGGCCGAGATCGTTACGGATATCGCCGATTGCGAGTTTGAGATCAAATTGGCCGAGGCTAGGAATAAACAACGTCCGGTGGCTAACACCCAACATTCTAGGGGAGGATTGTTGGCTAAGGCTATCCGCTCAAAGATCACTGGCGAGACTTGTGACGAGGTGGAGGGGTTGATCGATGCTGGACGTAGGGCTATGACCGAGGCTAGCTTACCGGTGGATCAAGGAAGCTTGTTGATTCCGATGGAATATAGGGGCAATTTTATTTCCGCTCAAGTCGCAGGTGATGGCAAGGAACTTATATCAGAGGATTTGCTTGGCATCTTGCAGCCGATCCGTGATAGTTTGGTCATGGTAAAGGCTGGGGCTACTTTTTTAACGGGACTGAAAGGTAATATAGGTATTCCTGCGTATTCTGGCTCATCCGTTAATTGGGCTAATGAGACAGGGGCGGCTCAGAACGGGAAGGGCACGTTCACAAAGGTAGAGCTGGCTCCTAAGCGCTTAACAGCCTATATTGATATCTCTAAGCAGTTCCTTGCGCAAGATACGCTATCTACTGACACTATGCTTAGTAATGACTTGGCACGCGCGGTGGCTATCAAGTTGCAGAAAACGATCCTTGGTGCCGAGGCTACTAACGCAAATAAGCCTGATGGCTTCTTTACTGGCACGCCAACTTATACGGTGACAGGAGAGGCTTCTTTCGCTAATATGATTGCTTTGGAAACAGCGGTTCCCGTTGATGAGGCGTTAGTGAATAATCTTGCTTATATCACGTCAGTCAAAGGCGCAGGTATCTTGAAGGGTACTCTTAGAGCCGCAAGTGTAGCGGAGGGATTCATCCTGCAGAATGGCATGGCTAATGGTTACAACGTATATGCTACGTCAGGCATGGCATCCGGATTGCAAGAGAGCACGGATGAGGAAGGTATCATTTTCGGTAACTGGGCGGATTTCGTTATCGGTCAATGGGGTGCGTTGGATATCACGGTTGATCCTTACACGAAGGCCGCTGATGGCGAGGTCCGATTAGTTATCAACGCCTTCTTTGATGCCAAGCCTCGCAGAAAAGAATCATTCGCTGTTGGATCTATTAAATAACTTGGCTCATGATACTTACGCTAGAGGAGGCAAAGAGGCATTTAAGAGTGGATTTGGATTATACCGATGATGATATGTATATCGAGGAATTGATAGACATGTCAGAGATCGACATCGCTAATCGTTTAAAATTCGACTCATTGACGGATGTTTTTCCGGATGGTATTATACCTCTTCCGGTCAAACATGCCGCCAAGCTTGTCGTGGCTCACTATTACGAGAATAGGGAGCCAATAGCTTTCGTTTCCTCTAGCAAGGTGCCCATGATGGTAGATAGCTTATTGTTTCCTTATGTAAGGTATTATAATCCAAAGGATCATGAGAGCGGGGTTGATGAGAGATAAGATCACATTCCAGTTGCCTGTAAAGTCGGAGACTGAGTATTCTGCCTCTGAGGTAATTTATGAGGATTGTTTCTCTACCTATGCCCGTGTTTCCCACATTAGAGGCAATAGGGCGGTAGAGGCCAATGAGATCGTCAATACCTATACGGTAAGGATAGAGATACGCCTGTATCATAAGGTCGATTATGACATGGTTATTGTTCATGATGGGATAAGGTATAGGATACTCGATATCAATCCGGAGAGATCCAAGAATTGTATAACCATCACGGGGGAGAGAATCAATGAGTAAAGTCAAGGTTGATATATCGGAATATAACCGGATGGTGGACAGGCTTACCGGGAAGGAAATGGATAAGGCTATGATTTCCGCCGTTCGATCCGGCGGGCAGATCATAAGGAGAAGGACTATTCAGAACTTTGGTTCCGGAACCGCTTTCAAGGCTTTCAATGTCTATAAAGACCGTAACGGATCAACCAAGAGATTACCATTGGTAAGGCTTAACGTTAATAAGAAAACCAAAGATGCCGTTGTTGATATTCTAGGGGATTTTAGAGCCAAGTTTTTTGAGCTTGGTACCAAACGAAGATTTACCAAAGGGCATCGGGTCACCGGCATGAAAAGGAAAGGTGCTAGATTATATTTAACTAGGTCGGGGAAACCCGCGAATCGTGGCGTTATCACGGGACGAAGGTATTTCAGGAAAGCGCAAGACTCGGAAGAATCAAAGGTGCTTGACGATATGGAGAAAAGAGTGATGAGGGCTGTAATAAGGATAGGAAGAAAGAAATGAGAGCGTTAGAGATAGGAGCGTTGATTAAGAGACTGTTAGCTGATATGAGTATCAATGACAGGTTGAAAGGCCGTATATATCCGGTCGTTGCCGAGCAGAAAACGCCTTTTCCTTTTGTTACGTACAAAAGAAGTGGGGTAGTCTTGGAATCGGACAAGGATGTGTCTTATCGTTATGGAATGATCAGCGTGGATATTATTATCGTCGGTTCTAGCTACTCTCAATCGCTGGACATTGCTTCCGCTATAGTGGATGAGATGCCAGACTATCCAATGAACTTGGATGGTTTTGATATCTCCGATATAAAGCTTGCCAACGCCGTTGAGGATTTTCAAGACGAGGCGTATATACAGGCTCTTACGTTTAATATTGTAATTGATAATTAACATGGAAAATAAAGTAGTAAGAGGAAGGGATTTGATGCTCTTCAAAAAGGTTTCAGAGAATTATGTGGCACTTGGCGCTGCCACTACGCATACAATGAACTTATCAAGGGAGGAGCTTGATATCTCCAACAAGGATACTGGAGAATATGGTGATACTGAGCTTGGGCAAATCAGCTGGGATATTCAAGCTGACTCGATGATGATAGAGGCAGACTATGATAGTCTGGTTGACGCTTTTTTATCGGGAGAAGTACTTCATGTGGCATTCGCTGTCACGGCCGAGGCAGGATCTAAGACGGGCAAACCTTCCGCAGGATGGACTATTGGGTCTGGAGGATATGAGGGAGACGTATGTATCACCTCTATCACGGCCAATGCCGCCCATAACGACAAGGCCACTTATTCCGCTACATTTAAGGGCAAAGGCCCGTTGCTCAAGAGATCTTGATCATGATGGAAGATAAGATCACTATAAAAGATAAGGAGTATCGCCTTGGATATAATCTTCGCGTCCGAATGATTTACGAGAAGATCATGGGAAAGAATATCGGCGATGACATGTTGACGTTTGAGAATATCGTGTTCTTTTATTCTGTATTGTTAGCGTACAATAAGGGTTTCACTATGGACTTGGAGGCTTTTACCGACATATTGTGCGATGACGAGTCTATATATCTTGATTTTTTGAAATGGTCCGTAGAGTACAACAAGAGGAAGGAGATATTGGAAAATACGGATAACGCTGATAATGACGATAAAAAAAAAGAATAAGCGGTAAGGATATATTCCAAGCCTTGGTTTTTGTTGGCGGGCTTGATCCGGCCTATGTGCTTGATGATATGGAACCATATGAGATTGACGCTTGTATGGAAGGTATCCATAAGAAGTACATAGAGAGCTGGAATCAAACCCGTCAATTGGTTTATACGATAGCCCAAGTAAATAGCAGCAAACGTATAGATATAAAGGATATGATGCCCTTCCCTTGGGATGAGAATGACAGCATGGAGATGCCAGAGGAAGAGCGTGAGAGATTGAGCTATATGTTAAATGAATTTGTAAAATTGAAGAATAATGGCGGCGGATCTATTCGTAAGAATCCTGTTCAAGAATAATGAGTTTGACAGGTCTATAAATAAGACAAGAAAACAGGTCTCTGATTTCAAGAAGGTGACAGAGTCAGTTGGAGGGTCAATCGTTAGCATGACAAAAGGTTTTGCCACTCTTGGCGGCATCTCATTTGCGCTTATGGACGTTACCAAGAAAAGCATGGAGTTCGAGAAATCATTGTCAGGTCTTAGATCTTTAACCGGACTTGGGGCTAAGGATATGGAGTATTTCAAGAAAGCTGCTATTGATTTAGGATCTACATCTACACAAACAGCATCGCAAGTAGTTGAGGCTTACAAATTGATAGGTTCACAACAGCCTGAATTATTGAAAAATAGAGAGGCGCTTAACGAGGTCACGAAACAAGCCATTATCTTAGCCGAAGCTGCGGGTATGGATGTCCCATCTGCGGCAAAAGCTTTATCTGGATCTATAAACCAAATGGGTGAGAGTGCTAATGTGGCAGGTGAATATATTAATATATTGGCGGCTGCATCGCAAGCGGGATCGGCTGATATACAATATTTATCCAAGGCTATAGAGAAATCCGGAGGTGCTGCTAATTCCGTAGGTGTTAAATACAATGAGCTTGTAGCCGCTATTGAGACTATCGCCCCTAAGATAACGGAAGCTAGTGAGGCTGGGACGAATTTGCGTAATATATTCTTGATATTGGAAGGAAGCTCTGATAATAATCTTAGACCTTCTGTGGTTGGTTTATCCAAAGCTTTAGATAATCTGGCAAGCAAAAATCTAGATGCTACCCAAATGACTAAAATGTTCGGAAGAGAGAGCGTTACGGCGGCTTTAGCTCTGGTTAACGCAAAAGATCAATACAAAGGGTATATCGATGCCATAACTGGGACAAACACGGCTTTAGAGCAACAACGGATTAATAACGCAAATTTGGAGGGATCTTTAAATGCGGTATCATCCGCATGGGAAGGGTTTATTCTAACCATGAACAAATCAAATGGTTTTTTGTCTACCGCCGCCCAAGGAGTAGCCTCATTGATACAGAATCTTACTGATTTAGCGAAAACACAAGATGAGATACAAGAAAAGGTCATTGGTGATAAGGCAAATAAAATAATTGATAAAATAAAAGGAGCTTATGATGCAAACATAAGCGGGGGGCTATCAAAGCAACGTTCTATAGAATTAACCGCTATAGAATATGATGAGACAGAAGCCTATAAGATAGATGTTCTCAAAAGCGATTTGTCATCCTTAACTATGTCCTTGGGAGATCTAGAGAAGAGACGAAAGGAGTTGGCAGGAATGCCCGGTTATTATAACCGAAAAGAGAGAGGAGATATTCTCCAATCCATCCATGATACCAAGGAGAGGATAAAATATATACAAGAGGAATTGAGTGTAAGAGAAAAAGCAGATGCGAAAATAAAAGAATTTTTGAATAATACGACTCTAAAAGATAAAACTGATAAAGGGAAACCTATTGCCGTGTCAGATGTAGCCGCTAAAGGCTCAATAGATTATATCGAGACCCAGATATCAGATTTATCAAAGAAATTAAAATCCGCAACGGACGAGGCCACGAGGCAAGGAATCCGTATTGCCATAGAAAAGTTGAAGGATGAGAAATTAAAGATAGAGATGGAACCCTTACCTGAAGGCTCCATAGATTATCTTAACGCCCAGATATCAAGCCTAACGAAAAAACTTAACACGGAAACGGACGAGGCTGTAAGACAAGGGATCCGCACGGCTATAGAGAAGATCAATAAAGAAAAATATAACATAGAGCTGGAAGCTACGCTTGGACGATTGAAGCCGATGGAGGGGGATAAATACGGTGTGTCAGCAAAAGGCCGTAATGCAACGAAGGATATTAAGTCTGGCTATATATCGGTTAAAGGCGTATCCGGTGACGCTATCAAGTCAAATTATGAATACGCTGATTCATTAGAAGCTATCGGTAGTATGATGTCCTCTGTTTCTCAGTTAACAAATGAGGGAGCCGCATCATGGTTAAGCTATGCGTCTAATATCATACAAGCTGTAGGACAAGCCTTGCCTCAATTATCAGCTCTTGCCACTAAGAATGCGTCTGTCGCAGCTACAGGGGCGGCGGCATCAGTTTCCTCCATCCCCGTGGTAGGGTGGGTAATGGCCGGTACCGCAGTGGCCTCGGTAATAGCGGCGATGGCCAATATCCCTAAATTCGCTAATGGCGGTATAGTCCCCGGTAACCTGTACTCGGGGGATCGTGTTCCGGCGATGGTCAATTCAGGAGAAATGATATTGAATAGATCTCAGCAAGGACGTTTGTTCGATATATTAAACAGTAAAGGAGGAGCTAATGGGAAAGATGTACGTGTCACCGGCGAGGTGGTAGTGTCAGGAGAGCAGATGAAAATATTATTGGATAATACGAATAGAAAATTAAGAAGAGGAAGATGAATAGGAAATATCACAATGAGTTTAAAGGCATAGATGGGGCCTTGAATAGGATAGATATATTATCTAAAAACGAGGCGATAGACCAGTTCGTAAAAACAACGGGTACTCCATTCCTACTTCAATATCAAGAGACTAATAAGTTAACACCGATACAAGGAGCTCAAGCTACTATTGAACTAGTGAGCGATACTAATTTTCAGTTTAAAGATCTACATACTGATGATATGCAGAGATATATGGTCTCTCTATACAGGGATAATAAGATCTTTTGGCACGGTTGGCTTGATTCAGAATTGTACAACGAGACCTTATCTTCTTTTCATCCATACCCTGTAGAGTTCACGGCTGCTGATTTCAATATCTTAGAACGGATAAAATATACGGATGATAAAGGTAATAAATATGCTGATATAGCGTCTATGATAACGCATATAAATAGATGCCTAGACAATCTTGGACTCCCATTCTCTAAGTTATATATAGGATGTGACACTATTTTAGAAGGTGTCACGATGAGCGATCAGGAAACCGCTTTGCATAAATCATTTATCATGTCTTCCAACTTTTATGACGAGGATGGAGTAGCAATGAGTTGCAGGGAAATATTGGAGTCGATCTTTCAGCCATTTGGATTGATGATGGTACAAAAAAACGGGAATGTATATATTTATGACTATAATACCGTGAAACGAGGTTTGCCAATGAAAAGATATGATTTTAAGACATATGCATTCGAGGCAAACGAAAACGTTGATTTTTTTTATGGGAATATATTAGACGTAGGGTTAATGTCAAAAAACGGCGATTATGGATTTGAAGAAATGATTAACAATGTTAAGATCACCAGCTCGCTGTATGGAGATAACAGCATGGTGGATGTAGATGTTTCAGAAAACTCATTAAGCGATCTTATCGATAGCTATCTAGGCCGTGACTTTAAATTGTATTATTATTCAAAATGTGTTGGTGTTGAAAATCTTTCTGGGAAGTTCGCCATATACAAGAGAGATTATGAATCAGACATAGAGGGCGCTTTATTAGGCTATGATCCAAATCCTTCTAATATACATCCTATTTATAGGATTAGATATCCTAATTATATTTTAGGTTCGGATACTTTATGTTTTATAAATCTTATATTACAGGCTTACGTTAATACGAGAGAAAATCCATTTAATGAGGATAGTGGAGTCAAAGACAATCCAAATAGCGGAACAATGAAGTTGTATTGCAATCTGTATATGACTGATAGTTCCGGTAACCCGTTGAGATACCTTGATCTTATCAATGATAACGGATCATTTTGGGTTGATGTATCCAATGGGGTAATAGAACAAGGCAGATGTCTGTTATGGATAAGTCAAGAATCTTCGGTAACTGGAAGCGTCTTGGATACGTGGGTTGGTAACGCAAATATATACAATCCAATGCCTACACGGCTTAATATAGAGACCATTCCGTCTGCTGGTGACGGATTGGATGTCCCTACTAATAAGGGTTATGGGTTTCTTGTTTTCGAGATCACGAATAAGGCTAGGGTCGTTAACCCCAAAGATGATAAAGGTATGGGTGACGATGGTCTTTTGGATGATAGCTTGGTTAAAAACATCTTGATAAACAATATATCCATGAAGCTTATAACAGAAAACAAGGAAGATGTTTCTGTCGATGATTATGAGTTTAAGAGCTATATAAATAAGAAGGTAGCTAACGATTTTAATGATATAACGTTAAAATGTATATCAGCGAATGAGGAAGGAATACCGATAGGAAAAGGGAATATATTAAAAAAAGAAGGAGACAAATATACTTTACAAACCTCTTTCACTCGATCAAACCAGACGGATATATTGGAGCGTCTGCTTATGTGCACTATCCACTCAAATTTCAGCCAAAAGAACGAGAGATTCTCCGTTACCACCAAGATAGCTAACAACCCAATGTTATCTTACATAACATATTATCCTGTATTATCAGGAGAATATATTGTGGCTGGATGCGCTATTGATTTCAATAAAGGCTGCGTAAATATTTCTGCTGTAGGATATTCCGATGACACTGCCAAGTTAAGCGATATACCATACGATTGATGTATTACACCATATCGGTACATATATAGATATGGTAATGAATGTACGTCATAGTAAGATAAGAAAGACTGCCCTTCCACGTACTGGAAGGGCGTTAGACGCTATTGGAGGCGGATCTATAACGAGCTATCGAATAGAATCCGGAGAAGGCGGTGGGGGGGCTTCGCTTATTGAGATTCAAGAAGGGAAGGGTATATCTATTACCAAGAATGATCATATATATGAGATATCTCATAAGGACACGTCTACCGCAAATTCAATTATCAAAGAAAAGAAAAAAGCCTTAGCGGGAATAGGTCTAGATGACTTCGGCCATGTCACGGGCTTGGATACCTGTGACATCCTCGATCTTGAGGACTTGGATAAGAGGTATCTTCGCAAGGATATCAATGACGAGGCGGCGGGAGAGATCATCTTCGACAAGAAGATAGGCTCCTCCATCTTCCTCGACGGCATGGACGGTAAGGGCTGGGAGATCAAAGCCGACGGTTCCGGTATCATGGAGGCGTTGAAGGTGCGTTCCGACATATACGCTGGCAACAAGATCGGCTCCATATCGTTCGCCCCCGGCTTCACCGGCTGGGGCACGGAGATAGACATCCCTACGGCCACGGGAACCTTTGACAACATATTCGTTAGGAAGACCTTCACGGCCTACGAGATAGTGTATTCGCAGATATACGGTTTGGGCGGCAACCAGATCGTATCCGATATCAACAAGATAGGGAGGGTCGAGAGGCTGTCCGATCGTTGGAGATGCTACATGGACGACATGGACGGTCTCATGCTGATGAACCTCAGGGAAGGTGACGGAGTGAGGATACAGAGAAGGAACGGTATCACGTCCACTAAATATATATTCGGTCGCTGTATCGGTATCTCATCCGACTATTTCGACGTGGCCTACCCGCTGATAGAGGGTACCGGCGAGCCAGAGGCTGGGGATTTCGCCATGCGATGGGGTAACGACAGGGATACCACTAGGCAGGGCCTTATCTACCTGACATCGGCGGATCAAGGAGCGCCGTTCATCGCCGTATATGACGGTATCACGGGCGTTTCCACGCAAGACACGCTGAAGGCCCAGATAGGCAACCTCTCCATGATCCGTACCAAGAACGGGACCCAACTGAAGGGTTACGGGGCTTACCTTAACGGGATCTATATAGAGAACTCGTCCATATACCTCGATAACGGCATGACCGTGGAACAACAGTTCTCCGTGATGAACGGGGAGCTGAGGAGCGAGATCGAGGGGTTAAAGAACGACATGTCTCTGGAATCCGGGAATATACTTGTCAATTCCACGTTCGGGAAGGACACGAGTTATTGGGCGGAGGCCAACGACATCCATCTCATCAACGTGAGCGGCAATCTCCTGTGGGTGGGCGGTTCTTTTTACTCGGACAAGAGGAAGGTATCTGATATCTATAGGGATGGCAGCAGGAACGTGCTTCGAATCAAGGACACGTATATATTCCAGCGTAACGACGTGATGAAAGTTCCTGAGTTGGAAGAGAGCGAGGATGGTCATACGTTCTCCTTCTCCTTGTTCTACAAGGTAGTTAGGCGTGGTGTCTTGACGGTAGGTTTCCAAGGACAGGAACTGTACGAGTCCTTGACGCTGGAGCCGTCCGACGAGTACGTGAAACTGTCCAAGGTCGGCAAATGGGACGGTACCGGGGATTTCTGGATCGGATTCACCGGAGAGATATTGATCTACGGCGTGTCGTTGTTCAATGACAGGCTGGCCGACGCGGTGATAAAGCTTGAGACGCGGATCTTGCAGACGGAGGAATATATAAAGTTACTGGCCACTAAGGATTACGTGGACTCGGAGACCGGGGCGATATATACCAAGTATGACGCTGAGTTGTCGGTCATGGCCGATAAGATTGAGCAACGTGTAACCAAGACGGATTTCGATACGGAGACAGGAGCGATTAAATCGGAGCTAGAAGGAAAGATTACCGTAGAGGCTGGAAGGATAACGAGCTTGTCGACATCATTAGATAACACAAACAATTCGCTTACGCAAGTAGGCACGGAATTGGATGCTGTAAAAGGTAATCTGGAGCTATATGTCAAGAAAGATGGTGTGATAAGTTCAATCAATCTTTCAGATGAAGGCATATTGATACAGGCTGACAGGATCAATCTTGTAGGGGCGGTGACATTCAATATGTTCAATACGGATGTCAAAAATACGATCAATAACGCTAGCAGTAATGCTAGTTCGGCTCTATCGAAAGCTAACGAAGCCTTGTCTGACGCTTCTAGCGCATGGAGTAAGGCTTCGTCTGCCGAATCGACTGCCAGTACAGCATATTCAAACGCTTCCAAGGCTATTCAAGACGCAGCTACGGCCATATCAAATGCCGCTAAAGCTGTAACTACAGCCGGATCAGCGCAAGAAGCTGTTAACAGTCTTCCTGCATGGAGTAAGGAGGCTAGCATAATACAGGCCTTAACTTCTGCCACTGTGATAGTTAATGGATATGTAAAGACATCCATGATCGACGTAGATAATCTATACGCAACCAGTTTGGCGGCGGTAAGGGGTACGATAGGAGGGTTTACTATAGAAAGTAATAAGTTATCTTCTAATATGGCAAATGGAGGGACGTTCTCAATCAATCCTTCTGGCAATATAACATTTCAGGAAAACTCTGCAAAAAAAGTTGCCATAGGAACAAATGTAGGGATATCATCATTTAGTAGCAACACCTTTATAGGAATAGAGGATGACGGGGCTAATGTGTCAACTTATGGGCTGATGATAGCTTCTCAAGCCTCGGTTATAACCGGTCTTGGAATATACAAGAACTTGAAAGATTCCACAGGAAGGAGAAGCGTAGAAATAGGAATCAGGCATTACGATGGGGACGCATCTTGGTTCTATAGGGCATCTATAAAAGCCTCGCATATGCCATTTAGCAATCATATTGACCCGGGTGAGTCTTATCCTGTGAGATGGAGTGCTACTACCGGAGATTTTTATGTTCAACAATAATAATAAATTAGTCATGAAAGTAAATTTCAACAAGCCCCTAAAGACCTTCAAGGGGGAAGACATGAAGGACGAGTTCGGAAAAGTACAAATCATCAAGGATATAGTATGCGCTAGGCTTTACTCGTCCGGCGATGACATGAATCAAGACGAGAAGTTCGAGGCTTACAACCTCATGACACGGATCAACGCCGCCGAGGGTGAATTAGATATCAGCGACAAGGAATCAGTATTGATAAAGAAATGTTGCGACAAGACGTTGACCGCAGGGGCCTTCGGTCAGATCTTTAACATTTTAAACGTATGAGACCATGGAGATAACGAGCGATACTAGGACAATAAACGGCTACTCGGAAGTAGCCGGTATCAAGATACAGTATTCCGCCTCGGTCAAGACCGATGAGCGGATAGACCGGATAACAGGCTCTTTTATCAAGGACGGGGTACGTGTGGGATCTCTGGCCTACGAGCGTAACGGGCAATTCTTCATGTCGGTGGACAAGCCCGGCGTGATAACGAGCAAGGAGGATGCGGTGGCCATCGCCACTCAATTCTTTAACGACACTTACGAGATGTTGAACAGTCAAGCGGTGGAGTAATATGGAAAGCATCATCCTATCATCGGGCACCGAGGTGACCCCCGAGGACATCCAGAAGATAGCGTCGGCGGTCAACGACCTCTTGCTGACCACTTCGAAAGACCCGGGGCAGTACGAGGAGGCCGATAGCCTGCAAGGTATATCGTCCTTGCCGGTGTTCAGGCAATCCGGCTCGGCCTATGATCTCGTGCGTGTGGCCATATCCTTGTTGAGGGGCGTTGACGGGAAGCAGATCGTCTTGCAGGTCACCGCAGATTACATACAGTGGCGTTACGAGGACGGGATGTGGCAGAACCTCATACCGCTCGCCGACTTGAAGAGGCCGGCCACGGAAGCCGCCGCCGATGTGCGTGAGAGGATGGACGCTATCGTGAGCGAGGTGAACGCCTTGAAGACCCAGTTCGAGAACGACGTGAGGCACGCCTTGGAGAGGGCGGATGCGGCCACGGAGAAAGCGAACACGGCGGCAGAGAACGCCAAGTCGGTGTCTGACCACCCGGGCTATATCGGCGATGATTTCCATGTCTACACGTGGGATTACGCTACCGGGACCTATATCAAGACGGACAGGATACTGAAACCGGAGGCGTTCACGATCTACAGGGTCTATAAGTCAGTATCGGCCATGGAGGCGGACAAGTCTAACGTCCCGGAGGGTAAATTCGTCATCATCAACACGGGCAGCGTGGAGGAGGAGGATACCGGCAAACTATATCTTAGGACATCCACGGGCTACGATTACATCGTGGACGTGTCCGGCATGAGAGGCTTCACCGGAAAGACCCCGCAATTCTCCATAGGCACCATAACGGCGGGCACGTATCCTTCCGTATCGTTGTCCGACGGGGGCACGGACGCATCCGGCAACCCCGTATACAGGATGAACTTCGTGTTGCAGAGAGGCCCTAGGGGATTCTCTCCCAAGATATCGATCGGGAAGGTGACGACCGGTCTCCCGGGAACGGCGGCCCAAGCCACGATAACCGAGAAGGGAGAGACCGAGGAAGGGGTTCCATTAGCGGAATTAGATCTTACCATCCCGCAAGGACAGGACGGGGCGGTGGTCGGCGTATACAAGACAAGGGAGATCGACCATGTCCCGGGGGCGAACGACGTGACCTACGAGGAGGGCGGCGAGACCAAGAGCTACCCTATAGGCGGTGAGGTCTATCTAAGGGAGTCTCCCGGCGACGTTACGTTCTACAAGCTCCACGACATAGTGGAGGGTAAGGCCATATGGGAGGAGTCTTCAGGAGCCGCCTTGCCGGGGAACGTCTACTTGACCGGGGCGAATTACTACAATGAATCAGTAACAATTATCGATAAAGGGATATTATCATGAGCAAGAGAGGAGCTTACGTATACCAACAGATAGAGCAGTCCACCGCCGAGTGGACGGCTGACAGCACCATATACCCGCCGTCGCTATGGCTTTTCGAGCGGTTATCGAACGGCAATTTAAACATGAAGTTCTCGGACGGTGTCCATACGTACGCCGAGCTTCCATTGATGATGCAAGACATCAAGGTGAGGATAAAGACTAACACGGACACGGAATACGTCTTGGAGATAACCTCCGCGGAGGGAACCATAACCACGCCTAACTTGCGTGACCATTACGACGATACGGATATCCGGAATCTGGTCACCGGTCTAAGGACGGACGTTGATAAGTTAAAGCCCGTTGTCACATCCACCCCGTCTAACGGTCAGATAACCATAACGCCGGACAAGGCAAAAAATGACGATCCGGACGTGTCGATAACGCTGGAGACCAAGGGAGACAAGGATAAGTCGCTGATGGCCGACGGCAAGTACCGCAAGCTGCCCGTGTACGGCAGGAACCTGTTGCTGGGATCAGGGAAGGAGGTTAGCAACTCGAATTACAATATCGCTAATTATTGGTTGGCGGAACAGATACCAGAGGGAACTCAAGTCACGTTGACTATATGGGGAGAATTAGGCGGGGATAAGACATATTTTCAAGTTTATGCTTCAGATGGTATAACAAATCAAAGGGTTACTCTTAAAAAAGAAGATTTTGTTAATGGAAGATGTAATGTTACTTGGAATTGGATAGCTGGTAGTTCAGATAACACGACGATAAGGATATATGCAGCTCCCGGAAATTATACTAGTGTTTCCACCATCTACAAGATCAAGCTCGAGTACGGCGACATCTCCACCGAGTGGACCCCCGCTTGGGAGGATATACCAGATCTAGAAGAAAGATACGCATATGGTGTTGAATGGGATACTGCATCATCTAGTCCTGATGGAGTTAGAGTAGGTAATATGCAATTACATAGAGAACTACCTATCCAAAGTAAGATGAGAATGTGTGAAGTTGATAGGTTAGGTGCGGTTACTGCTGCTTCTGTTAGTGGTATGGTTCAAAGACTGGATGGAAGTATTATGACAGAAATCCCTGAGCATTGGTACAAATTATATACTAATGGTACAAAGTTTAGAATGATGCTATCAGAAATTCCATTACCCGGATATAATCATATAGATAAATTTTATATCTCTACTTATGAAGCATGTATTTCAAGAAGTGAAGGAAAACTATGGTCAGAAAATTTATATGCATATTCTGATGGAAATAGTAGTTTAAATAACTTAAGAGGAGGGGATAATACTTCTGATTGGGACGGCACCTACCGTTCCTTGCTAGGCCGTCCCGTCACCAACCTCACCCGGGACCAATTCCGGCAAGCCGCGAGGAAAAGAGGCAGCGGATGGGAAATGTATACCTATAACGCCCACAAGATCCTGTTCTGGCTATTCGCCGTCGAGTACGCCACGCTGGACAGCCAGAAGCCTTTCAACGCCCAGAAGGACGCTAACGGTTTCGCACAAGGCGGCTTAGGTCCGGGACCGACGCAAATGACGGATTGGGCGAACTTCAACAACGCCAACCCCCTTATCCCATGCGGCTATACCAACGAGTTCGGGAACGGCTCGGGAGAGAAGGCATATGTGGTGAAGAACGCTTCCGGCGGTACTCACGCCACGTTGATGGCTAACAGGTATCGTGGCATAGAGAATCCGTTCGGACACATATGGAAATACACTGACGGGGCCAATATACAGGTCACCACGGGCGATGCGGGATTATCCATATTATGGACTACCGATGACCCATCGAATTTCAGCGACACCTCTTACACCGGTTATGACAAGAAAGGCAATATCTGCCGTACAGATGGTTATGCCAAGAAGATGTTGCTTGGAGAAGATGGCGATATAGTGGCCACGGAGGTCGGCGGTAGCTCCTCTACCTACTGGTGTGACTACTATTACACCTATACATCAGCAAACCGCATACAGGTGTTACTGATTGGCGGTTCTGCGGATATTGGGCAGAATTCGGGCCTTGCTTACATAAATACGCATGATGGGTCTTCCGCTGCGGCTAAATACTTTGGTTCGCGCCTTTGCTTTTTCCCCGAATATCGTAAAACGTCGGCGTAGCCGCACGTCTCACGTCGGGAATTTTTTTGTATAACGATTAAATAACAAGACATGAAAAGAACATATAGCGACACTATACCGATCACTATGGAAAAGGACGGTGACGGATCCTACCTTTACCGGTGGGACGTTAGAGAGGAGACAAGGGAGATGGGTGACGATATGGCCCCCGTGATCTCCTATAGTTACAACGAGGTCAGGGTATGGCCCACGTTGACGGCCAACAAGATATTGGAGGCCTGTATCAACGCCCTATGGGACAAGGACGTGGAGCAAAAGAAGCTGAACGACTACAACGCCGCCCAGCTGGGCATACTGGACTTGTCATACGTGGAGTCTTATAAGACGTTCCTTAACGAAAGGAAGGCGTTGAAAGACCGTGTGGATAGCGATTTCGCCGAGTGGGAGGCGGCGAGAGAGGATGAGAGCGTAGTGGTTGTTTAACTAATTAAAAAAAGCATCGGAAGAATGGATTGGACGATGATGTTAACCGCCGTATTAACCTTTGTTGGAGGAGGTGGTCTTGGAGCAGTGCTGATGTTTCCGCAAAAGAGGAAATCGGCCGAGTTGGAGAATGAGACGAAAGCGAGTGAGCAATGGAAGGAATTGTATATCAAAAGTCAGGAGGAAAAGAAAGGTTTGAGCAATCTTATAGATAAACTATACGACGATCAGGGACATTTTCGTGACGAGAATAACCGTCTTACAACCCAGATAGCGGTATACAAAGTACTTAAATGCAGAGATTTGAAATGTACCAATAGGAATCCTCCTATCGAGAACAATATAAATAGTGAGGATAAGGAGGATAAAGATTGCGATAAAGAAGGCTCCCCAGATCCAAAAGGATAGGGGAGCTGGATGTAAAAACGCCTCTGTCACGCCTGTCACAGGTTATGATAGAGGAACAAGGTTAACAAAGCGTCACAAATATAGCAATAAAATCAAATAACAATGGCAGAGAAAAAATTACCTAGAGGGTTGCGAAACTGCAATCCCGGGAACATCCGGATCAACGGAGACTTGTTCCAAGGCGAGATACGCCCGAGCAAGGACAAATCTTTTAAGCAGTTCGAGACGATGGCGTATGGCTACCGTGCCATATTCTGGATCTTGCGTAACTATTATAACAACTATAAGTTGGAAACGATCTGCAAGATGATCGGTCGCTGGGCACCGGAAAACGAGAACGATACGGATTCTTACATTAAGGCCGTATCCGATTACGCCGGTATCCCGGCTGATGATCCTATCAACATCAACGATCGTGAGCAGATGATCCGGATCGTGGCCGGGATGAGCAAGGTTGAGAATGGGAGAGAGGCTGAAATGTCGGACGTTATCGCAGGATGGAATCTACTTTAAAAATATAAGACCTAACGCTGTAAAGGTAAGCGTAAAATAAGATGAAAAAATATATTGGAACAAAACAGATTGAAGCAGAACCTATGACAATGGGCGAAGCTTTTGAGAAAGGATTGCTTAAAGCGGGAAGAGTACCTAACGAAAGCGAGAAGTCAAATGCTGGATATCATGTGAAGTATCAAGACGGTTACGAGTCATGGAGTCCAGCAGAGCCATTCGAGAAGGCTTATAAGATCTGTGATACGTTTATGAATCGTCTCCAAATAGAATTGTCCGAATTATCCGATAAACAAGAAAAGCTAGGTAAGTTTTTTGGTACGGATATGTTCAAAGGATTGTCAACGCAAAAGCAAGTATTGCTACGTGCACAATTCGGAGCGATGGAAGCTTATAGGCAAATCCTTATTGAGCGCATCCGTATTGAGGGAATCGCAAAATGAAACCGTGGCAAGCAATATTAATACTAGTGTGCTTGGTAGCCAGTTTCACGGCTGGCTACCATATCCGGGGGGATGTGACTGATAAAGTCGTGTCTAAATCCGATACCGTATTAATAACCGACACGATCCATGACAGTATCCCGTATCCTGTTTACGAGACATTGGTGCAGACGATACCGGAGCCGTTCCCTGTTTATATCACGTTGGACGGTGACACGGTAAAGGAACCTGTATATGTTCCGGTACCCATAACCAGCAAGGAGTACAAGACGGATGATTACCGTCTGTCGATATCCGGCTATAAGCCTAATCTTGATTACATCGAGGTTTATAGAAGGACTGAGTATATAACCAAGACGATCACCCCACGTAGATGGGGAATCGGCGCGATAGCCGGTTATGGGATCGGAAAGCATGGCTTGTCACCCTATGTCGGGATAGGCGGGTTCTATAGGATTTGGTGAAAAAGGTTAAGCCCACCGAATCTCACGATCAAGCGAGCTTAATATTTATTTATGAATGCGTGCGGGGTAAAGCCCCTATTCCTTCTCTGATTCGACCCGGACGAAGGAAAACATAGCCAAGCCATGTGTGTTTATTCGGGGCTTCCCTTATATAACATGCGTGGCGTTATTTTGTTAATGAAATCTGCAAAAAAATGAACAAGGTCGAAAATTTTTACAGGAAAGTAATCGAGGCGGTCTGCAAGGAGTGCGGAACCGATCCGGTAATGATGTTTAGCAACAACAAGGAGAGGAACGTTGACGCTAGGGGAGTGGCTATAACCATACTGGCCGATCGCAAGTTGAGCGACAATATCATATCCGATCTGACTGGAATGACGAGGCAAGCCGTCAACCGGATGCGTAACTTGTACCCGGACAGGATAAGGAGGAGTTACTACCTGAGGAGGACGGTGGAGAGCGTCAAAGAGGAGTTATCCGGTATGGTCTGAGGTTGCGTTATGTTGTAAGGCATGTGATTTGTCTATGAAAAAATTTTCATATAACAAAATTTTTTGCGACATTTGCGGCGTAAAAGGTGATTTTGTAGCCTCGTCAAGTAACCAGCCTTGTCAGAGGCTTTGTTGTATACGAAAAGTTTCATTATGGAAATATATATGCCACATGCGGTAAATGATATTAGGATAGGAGAAGCCTTCAATCATCTATTCAGGATAATCCTGAAAATGGAGAATTCCGATGATGATGATTTCATATGGAACTTCCAATATACGGCATTTGTGACTCCATTTTTCTTATTGCCTCTTATGCTTTATAGAGATAAGTGCGGTAAGAATGTGGTTTGCAAGAATATATCGGACAGTGTTAAAAGCTATCTGGACTCTATTCATTTTGAAGGAGGTGTAGTAGCTGACAGTGTTAGTGATTTTCATAATTATATGGAATATTTTTCCATGAAAAAATATATTCCTATAATAAAGTTCCCGGGATGTAAAAGCAAGGATAGCATAAAAAACGATATACTATCTGTAGCAGAGAATATAATGATAAGGCAATTAAATATTGAAGGAGAGTTGAGAAAGGCTTTATCTTATATGCTGACTGAGACGATTGACAATATATCTGAACATTCAGAGAGTGAATTTGGTTATATATTTGCTCAGTATTATCCGTCAAAGAGTTATATAGACATTTGCATAGCGGATAATGGTATAAGTATACTGGGTAGTTATGTTAAGTCAGGCAAGGGAGGTATAACTAACGATGTGGAGGCTTTAAAAAGCGCGGGAAAGGGTATATCGACTAAAAATTTACCAGATACCGAGAATCGTGGTTATGGTATAAGTACTTGCAAGAGAATGTTGTCTAAGGGACTTGGAGGAACATATTTTTTGCTGTCTGGGCAAGCGTTTCATCTTATGTCAGAGGAAGAGACATCATATATAGGACTTCCTGATTATATAAAATGGGATGGAACTATAGTGGCATTAAGGATACCATATAAAGAGGAAAGGATGTTTAATTTTTATGAATATTTAGAATGAAGATCATGGAAAAGACAATTGTGATATCAGAATTGATAAGGGGAGAGCTTCGTTCTAGGACAGAAGCTAAAAAAATCTATATGAGGGCTAAGGATTTGAATAGCCCATGTGTACGTATAGATTTTAAGGATGTATATTTTATGTCTCGATCATTTGCGGATGAGTTATGCAATACAATAGAGGCTTTGGCCTTGGATAAAGTGAGGGTCTCTATGGAGAATGAGAGCGACTCTATAGATCTGATGATGAAAATAGTAAAAGGTAATAGAAATAAACCGAGGAATATGCATGAGGACAGTGAGGTTAAAGAATTTTCGGACATGGATTCATTGTCAGAGTTCCTGTCTACCATATAAAATTATTTCATGCTATATAAAATAGAATGATATGAAAAATTTAGATGAACCAAAAGCTAAGGAGTATGATGAATTCCTAGAAAGGAATAGTTTCGATAAATACTCAGATAGAAAAAAAACATATATCTAGTCCAACCACGCTACAATGCATGTATTGGAAACAGGTGGAACCGGTAGATATAAAAAGTAACCAACCATAAAAAATAAGCCTTGCATAAATTAGGAGAAGAGCTCCTTTCCATATCATTATAAAGCCTCCCTTAAAAGGTAAAAGCGTCGTCAACACAAATTGGCGGCGCTTTTTTTGTCTCATCCCCTTCCGCAAAGAACTAGCAACAACCTCGCAACAAGCTAGCAAGGAGATATTTATTTAGCAAAGCACTTCTCTGGATTTTTGTGGTGTCCGGGATAACCCGGATATGACCATAAAAAACTTCACATATGGAAGCAGAGAAAATCATTAAAGAGAAAGAGATCGTCCATGAGGATGAGCACAAGGATTACGCAAGCAAGGGCGTGGGTAACGCCGGCTTGACATTGGGTATCATTGGTACGGCTCTTGGAGCTTGGGCGGTGTCACGTAACCGTGGCGGCTTGTTCGGCGGTGGCTGGGGAGCCGGTATGCCGGAGAACGTTAACATCAACACGACCACAGGAGGCGGTGGTGGTTCCGGTGTAGGCGCTCCGACAGCGTTCATGGCTTGGGAGAAAGGCTGTGAGGAGGCGTTATCGCTTACAAACGCAATGTGGGGATTGAAAGTCTCAGGTATGCAAGCCGATTACGATCACCGCCAGACGGATATCGCCGAGAAATTCGCCTTGTGGAAATCACAGGTAGACGCTGATTTCGGATTGTACAAGTCACAGGTAGACGCTGATTTTGGTCTATACAAGAACCAAAGAGACCAGTTCGATGTCTTGAAGGCTCAGATTGATGAATTGAGGTGTCAGGTGGCTGTAGGTTCGGCGATTCGTCCTTACCAAGACAAGTTGCTTCAATGCGAGATCGAGAAGGCGTTCACGGCTAGTGTCAATTACACCGATCGTAGAACCTGCCGTATGATCACGGGAGAATTGGTATTGCCAAATACCCCTACGGTAACAGGCTATCCTAGCTACAATCCGTGCTCATGCCCGGCATCCGCTCCGGCACCTACGGCTTAAGGTAAAGTTAGTGGCTTGTGCTCCCTAGGGGGCGCTTGCCGCTTTCCTTTTTTTAACCACTAACAGTATTATCATGCAGACAAATGTTTTTTTAGGGGGGAGTGACCCTGTATTAGGTAGCAATCCTTATAATCCGAATATAAGCGAGATAGAAGCAAACATTCAGCGTCTCCAGCAAGCGCAGCAACAGATGGAGATCCAGAAGCAACGTATGCTTAACCCTTCTGCGCAACAGGCCCAAAGCCGTAATCCGGTGTGGGACGAGATAGATAAGCTCGTTAGCGAGATGTCGGATAGCGAGTTCGAAATGGTCAATAACAATCCGGAGTATCAACAGGCCTACCAAAAGGTAATGTCCATCCTTAACCGTGAATACATGCGCATCATGCGTCCGTTGGTGGAGGAGAGCAAGGACGGAAAGGCCGCCTTGGAGGAATTGTTGGGAATGGCCAAGAAGATAAAGAAATCGGCCTCAGAGGAGGTTAACAAGAACATGGCGTTGTTCGCTGAGTACACGGCCAAATACGCCGATATGCCATACGCCGACTTCCTTAAATTGAAGAATAGCGGAAAAGGAGGTAAGAAATGACACGTGAGGAAGGTATGCTTATCGAATTGATCGATAAGGTCAAGAGACAAGGGTATGCTATCAGTACCTTGAGAGAGGAAGTGGAACAATTAAAGAAAGAGTCCTATGGAACTAAAGCAACAAGCTCTAGAGCTAAAAAGCAGGCTAATTAACTCGGTGGAGATATGGGCGGAGGAAAGGGTTGACTCTTTCGTCTCCGGGAACACGGCGTTCAAGCCTCTTGGAAAGTATCTTAAAAGGGGTGTCCATAACATCCTCGTGCAAAAGGATAAGGAGATCACTGAGAAAGTGGAAGGATTCATGTTGTTTGCGGCTGACGAGAACGGCAATTACGATAAGGAAGAGTTATTCGATGACGCTATGAACGTATTCAAGAGCATGAAGCCGTATAAGTTCGAGCAAGGATTCTTGAAGGGTACGATCGGGGAGGGATCTATATTGGTGGAACTTCCGGATAACGCTCTTATGAATTTTATCCTAGGCGAAACGAACGCTATCCGTATAACGGAAGCGGATTTTCTGGAACTGAAATCAATATTCACAGAATAAAATAAATGACAGGGTATGAGATACAAGGAATTGATGAAGGACTATCATTCGAAAGGGATGGTATCCGAGAAAAAGATGTGGGAGGCCATATGCGAGCTGGACGAGGCTATGGAGTGTCTAAAAGAGAAAGATCCCGACACGTATGACGAGGCCATACGTGATATACATGAGGTTTTTTGCGGTCCTCATTATAATGAGCATTTCGCTAAGATGGACGTGGCGGCAATGCACCATAAAGGCAAGTCGGGGGAGGATAAGGGTGAGCACTGGAACATCCAGCAAGTAACCGCCGTCGCTAAAGGCATGAGCGTACCGGGCAACGCTAATATTTGGGATGTTTACGTTGCGCTAAATTCAGCGTGGCACGACAAGGAAGTAAAGTTCACGGAATGGTTCGGTCCGGATGCCGAGAAAAAGATCATCGAGGACGCTGTCAATTTCTACTTCATGGATGATGACGCTCCTGAAGGCAAGGTCTGGATTTACATGTGCGCCATGGATGACTAAGACACGATCACATAACAAGAAAAGAAACGATTCTGTAAGACGGGAAATAGACCGCCTTATAGAATCGTTGTCGTTCGAGCCTGTCAACTTCTACGAGGTTATGGCCCGGATTAGGCACTTGATGTGCCTGTTATGATATCTCTGAAATTAGGCAACTGCAAATAGAACGAGAATCTGCTTAACGGTCTCCATCGTTCAAGCAATGATCGGTTACACTCATTCCATCCATCTTTTCCGAAGCGGATATCCAAGGCATTAGTTATCTTACGCACGATAGACTGGATGTATGGTACATTTGCCCTGTTCCCAATGGAAGGGGTATAAATACATATTTTGTATATTCCTCCATTATTACAATCCCAGTTTCCCCTGTAAAAAGTGATATGGGCTTTGTCTAGTATCGCCTCGTCTGACAAGCTTATAAATCCGTTGTAACATCCGACGTACCTAGCTTCGAATACTTTTAATCCAGTGGACGATCGAAGAAGCTTTTTCAATCCTCTCTCGTCCCGGACAATTTGGCTTATTCCCATGAATTAATGATTATATAGTCCCCGCAATCTTCAATATACTTTATTCCGGCACTATCAAGAGTATTCTCTATGTCCACTTGGCACAGGCAAGATTCCGGTATGATATTGTCATACCCTTCCGCTGGGATAATTTTCGTGATTTGCGGGAAATGATCCTCTAGTTGTTTAGGGGATTGTATTTCTACATCTCCGTCGTAAATAAGTACGCACATGTTATTTAAATTATGAGCCTTCAAGGGAAGGCTCGGTTAATACTATTCCCCAAGATCGGGTATAGGCATCCAAAAATCATATTCGCTAACTATCATATCGGTTCTTTCGTCTTCGTTTACCCTCCACCAGATCGATTTCATAGAATAATACATAAAGCCGACATAGAATCTATATTCATGATATATGACAACTTCTGTGTTACATTCAGGCAACCGTTCCTCAACGCTTATCCATGGTGATTGCTTTGCCTGCCATTCGGCACCTGCTTTGAAAGCTTTAAAGCTGGCGCTTCTTACTGGTAAGCCTTTTGTTATATCACTTAGCGCAAATTCCTTTGCCGCTACTTCTACTGCTTGTTCCATTTCAATATCTCTTTCCATGTTTATTCTCCCTTAATTCGTTGTATCTAATTTTGTTATCGATGTGCTATAAGAGATCTATATACAGCAAGTCCGCATTAAGAAATATAATTACGATTGAAGCCTTGATTACTTCCGCTATATCCCCATCGTTGGTTAGGATAGATGTTAAAAAGAACATCCTCTCAGTAAAAGACATTTCCTTTAAAGCATCATCCCAGTCTTTATATTCCGGCTCTTTCATGAAATCGTAGATATCTTCAAGGCTGATATCTAACGCTCCTGCGAGATCCAGCAAGCGGATAACCGCATCGGCCATTTCATCGGATATCGTGTCCTTGACACATTTCTCAAATGCGCGTTCAAAACATTTGTTTTCATCAACTAAAACGGAATAACGGTTAAACTCACGCTCAAAAGTCGATATGCCTTTGAAATATTTTCCTTTCCTATCCGCTTCAACGGCCTCCGAAAGCTCTGTTATCACTAGCATCAGAAGATGTCCATTGCTCAAATCCGTGTCATGAAACCCATGATCGCATGCGCATTTGTACGAACGGTCACGGAGTGCGTTGAAATCAATCTTGCTCATATTTATTTTCTTTTTTAATTAAACCTATCACATATTCGCATCCTGCTTCAAACCCCTTGTTATATCCCATACTATCACGGCCCTTGAAATAAAAAGAACCTAAGCATAACATAAATCCTATTATCATCAATATGAGTCCTAGGCCGAAGAAGGGTTGGGAAAAAGATATATGGAAAGGCTTAAACTGTATTGTCATTCCGGAGGATAATATGAATATTACTGAAAGCATAATGACTGCGGGTAGTATTGCCTTAATCATTTGATCCTCCTTTCAGCAATTCGAGATTGTCATAAACATTCCCAATAACACTTCCTTGGCACACCTCAAAGTCTAGCAGTTCACATGGATTAACCCCATCTAGGGATATGCACCATCCTGTATGTTCATACAAGTCAATTACTTTGGGAAACTCTCTTTTCTCTTCATGTTTCCATGTTGAGAATATAACGGCATAAATACGTCCGCTTGGGGCTTTTATTAAATCCCCCTCGTAAATCTCCTTTCCGCTCTTGTCTTTTAGGCCAGTGTACTGGCCTATAGTTGTTTTATCGCACATAACTCCAGACAATCGAAAGAAGTGAGTATCACCTCTAAAATTATACTCTATCTCAACATACAGTTCATTCCGCTGGTCTATAATGCAATAGTCGTCGGCTTGAACCAATCCACCATACGCCCATTTATTATTATCAATACGCTTCGCTCTGAATTTAATCTCACGCATTTGATCCTCCTTTCTCTGTTAAATATTTCTTATTCAAGTGACCTCTCTTGATGAGCCATTCTATAGCGTCAACCACATTGTCCATTAGGTTCTCCTTGTTAAAGGAGTTTGCGCAAGTGTAAGTTTTGTCGCCTTCCTCGTCCTCGATCTTGTCCGATGCGTACATTAACTCGACTAAATTACCGGACAGGTAATAAACCATTCCGTCTATATCGTCTTGGTATGATTTAGGCAGTATCTCTATCATCTTAGATAGAGACCAAGCCGGGAATGCCATATCTTGACCCACGTGCCCTTCAATCCTTCTATATTCAAATGCGACCGGCAATTCAAATTCATCCAAATACATGTCTGCCGTATCCGGTCTCACCCCGGCCTCTAATAGCCGGGATGATTGTTTTTTATTCGTGCATATTTGATTCATGATTGTTTATTTAATTGTTAAATCGGTCATTGAACATTATTTTCTTCATGCTTTATTTCTCCTTCTTGTTGATCGCCTCATGAAGCGAATTATACACCCGGGCGAATATTTTTCTTTGCTTTTTGTCTTTTAATGAATCGGCGAACTTGTGCATGACCATCTTCTTCTTGTTATCCCAGATTATCCGTGCCTTATCCACTCCGTCAACAAACAATATATGCGGATATTTACCCCATTGTATCAATATGCCATTATCGATAAGATCTGTGATCTCCTTTGGCATTAGCTCCTTATTACGGGCCATGCCTATGAGCTTACCTTCCTCTCGCTCTATGGCCGACTTGGTTTTGTCTATCTCCTTTTGGAGATTGGATATAGCGTTGTTCTGCCTATCCCATCTTCGCATAGTGGCCGGGCCGTTCCTCTTATCGTTAAGAGGTTGCCCGTTAGCGGAGGCTACATCCCCAAAGTGTTCGTTGATCTTTTTGTCTAATTTATCCTCTTTCTTTTTAAGAGAGGATTTTAGTATTTTTAGTCTACTCATATCTACCCCTCCTGAATAATTACACATTCTATCTCTTCGTCCCATGTTACATCCACCGGATCGTACTCATACTCTCCATCGGACGTGCGGATCATTACCTCCGCTTCCGGGTCTTGCTCTTGGAGAAGAGCGATTAGTTCTTTATTTCTCATGCTAATTTTCTCCTGTTGATTTAAGGGGGTATTCCTTGGACGGAATACCCCGGGTAAGTATTAGTTCTGCTCGGCAAGTTTCTTGAACTCCCCAAGCAACATATAGATCGTGGCGATATCGTCCTTGAAACGATCCACCGTTTCCTCGTTGATGCACCATGAGTAATTGAATACAAGGTCTGTCAATTGTTCGCACATTTCCGATGGATTGATAACCTTGTTAATGAACTCGTTGAAGGACGTGAAATCGTATTCTTTAGCCTGCATAGTTCAACTCCTCCATCTTTGAAAATCCCAATACTAACATAAGAGAATCGAATTTGTCCACATACCACTCCGGTTGAGTTTCCTTAGGGTTGTTCTTGTTTATCTGATTCTCTCCGTATTCGAGTCCTTTCTTGGATATGGAGTTGAAATATTTGATCTTGCCTTTAGATGATTTACGTGATATACGTTCGATATATCCTAGCTCGATAGCCCTTTTGTAGAATTGATTCCGTGATACCTTGTAACCTTTCTCGTAGAGTAGATCGGTAGCCGACTTCATCACTCCCTTTGACGGTACGTAATCGGGCAATGGCAATCCAAGTGGCGTGGCTACCTTCTCCAGCAATGACAACTTGGAAACGTCATTGAGGTTCAGCATCTCGCTTACGCCTTTCACCCATTCGATTCCGGCACGGACTTTTGTCGGGGTTACGGACGATGGTCTGGATTGGTTGGCTATAGGATCGGCTTTTCCGGTTTCTAGATCGTCCCAGCGAAGAACTAGTTTCGCTCTTGTCTCATCATTGAATTTGGATGCGATGTACATGCATTCCTTGTAGTCTAACTCGTAACATGGGAGTAATCGCCCGGAAGGATCTTTATATTCACTGAGCCGAAATTTCCGCCCAGTGATTTTCTCCCATGCTGGCTCCATGCTTCTAATAGATTCTAAGACATCTTTGTGCCTTCTTACTGCAAGCTCAGCTATTTCTAGCGAACTCATCGTTTGTTTTGATAAAATAATTTCTGTTGCCATAATTTAGACGATTTAAAATGGCATTGCGGAAAGAAGACGGTCCGCAATTAACCCGCCGTCTAACACCTCAATAGGCTGGAGTCCCATTACAGTTCCCCACGGGTTTGCGAACCGATATCATAGATACGATGATCTTACAAGCATAAAAAATGCCCGCTATATATGGCAGGCTTCCGCTTGCCTATTGAGAAATGTTAGACATCGCAAATGTACCACTTCTTTCCAAAACGCCAAATAAAATCCTTGAAAAATTATCCCGCCCTGTCAAACGCCTTCTCAAAGACCTCCGGCCTTAGCAAGGCGTTGCTTATCGCCGTGAACGCCTTCACGATCTCGGGCTGCTCATTTAAGTTTATTCTCACGTCCTTTCCTGTGACCTCGCTCGATAACCGGTCGCTTAGATACTCTACCTTGTCCAGTGCCAGATAGGATAGGGGATTGTAGGCCAACGGGACGATTTTCCGCATCCTGTCGCCGAAATCGCTTATCGTGATCCTCGACATCTGCGCCAGCATGTTTATCGTTGATGACAGCGAGGCGATCCGGTTCGTCATGCCCGATACCCCGTGATCCAGCAATATCTGGCTGATCGTATAGTAGTACCGGTCTATATGAGGTTGCACGTCCTCCTCCATGCTTTGCGTTATCTCGGCGAACGCCTCCTTGTTGGCCTTGGCTATCCGGAAGATGTTGGTGTTATAAGCGTTTATCCCCCTCTCGATAGCGTTGGCCGTCCGTTTTGCGTTATGCCTGTAGTGCTCGCTATTCCTTATGGCCTCCATGAGTGATACCGTGTAGTTATACACTTGGTCGTTCAAGAAAAGCACCATGTAGGTTAGCGAGGTGACAAGGCCGTTCGTGTCCTTGTCGATCTCTTCCCAATCGTTGTATTGTTTCATTCCTCCATCCTCCTGATCATATAATCAACAACGTCCTTTACGGTATGGCATCGTCCGAGATCATCATCAGGGATCAATATGCCAAACTCTTTCTCCAGCTCCATCAATATCTCTACCTCGTCAAGACTGTCCATCCATAGATCATCCTCCAGCTTGGATTCCATCGTAAGTGGCGTATCTTTGTGAAAAAGTCTACTCTTTATGATCTCAAATACTTTGTTTTTTATAGTTTCTTTTTTCATTGCTGTAATTATTTTTTATTGCTCTCATCATAGATGAATAGATACCTCTATCGCCTTGAATATCTCAAATGCTACTTGTGGGACGATGGCGTTTCCATAGGCTTTTATGGATTCTTGTCTCCATTTTGTGAAAGGAATGGCAAGGTAGTCCACATCAAAGGGTAACCCATCATCTCTTCCACGAACAGGGGGTTGAGTTGGGAAGTCTTTCCATCGTTTTGCTGACAATGCTGGCCAATCATTACTGGTATATTGCATAAGGCATCGTCTCTTCTTGTCGGATTCGGCAAAAGCCCTGATACAGCAAGATCGTTCAACTCCATTGTCCAGCCTTGCGATATTTTCCTCCTCGATCTCCCGTCCGTTATTTTTGAGCCATGTTTGTAGCTTCTCGCCGTAGGTGTCGGTAGTATCTTTTTGTAGGCCGCCTCCGGTAATCCCTGTTGTTTGCTGTTCGGTCCCCTTCGCTTGAAATCTTGTGCCGTTGGAGTGGGAAGTAGACTCACGTCCATGAATTTCGTTTTCCCGTTCTTGTCGCAAACCTTCAATCCTTGCGTCTGAACGGTCGGAAGCAATAAACCATACCCTGTCCCTCCTGTGCGGCGCTCCGACACCGCAAGCTGGAATAAGAATCGGCTGGACGGAATATCCCTCACGCTCAAGATCTCGGCAGACGGTCTCGATAACGTACTCTTGTTCGAGTATTGTTTCCTTGTCAGCCTTTTCAAACAAAGAGGCTTGACTTTCCACCGTAACCTCACTGCCGGGTTGTACCATGCTGGTGATTCCAGCAACGTTCTCACCAATGACCCAAGCGGGTCGTATCTCCCGTATTGCCCGAAGCATTTCCGGCCAGAGGTAACGGTCATCTTCCGCTCCCCTTCGCTTTCCTGCCGTTGAAAATGGCTGACAAGGGAACCCTCCTGTGAGTACGTCAACCTTCCCTCTCCACGGAGTGAAATCAGTTCTTGTAATATCGTCATATTGAATGCTTTTTGGGAAATGAAACCTCAGTACCTTTTGGCACCACTCGTTAATCTCGCAATGGAACAGGTTCTCCCATCCCATCCATTCGGCGGCAAGGTCAAAACCGCCAACCTAAATGCCAGAGAACAGAGATCCGTGAGTTAACCGGCCTCCTTCTCTGGCAAATATTCCTTTCTTATTTTTTTCGTTTAACATTATTCTTTACTCCTTCTTTTGATTTGTCAAATTTTCTATGGCAGCTACAGCACATTCTCCTATATCCATGTTCTACATCAGCGTAATCTCCGGTAACATTGGCCCATTCATATCTTTTAGAAGGGTCTACTGTTCCACACACCTCGCAATGTGTAGTACGGCCTGTACTTTTCCACGATAATTTTCATGTCTCCTACCAACACGATCAAACCGGTAGGGGTGTTCTTCAGTCTGTTGATTATTTCCATGATCTGTTTTTAAAATGGCATGTCCTTGTCACAACTCCCGTAATCGTAGAACTTGGTCATGCCGTCATTATGCTTAAATTTCACTAATCCAGTGGCCCCATCTCTATTCTTGGCCACGATCAACTCTCCGTAATTGCGTTCTACGTTGCCGTTCTTGTCCTTGACCTCGATCTTGTAATACTCCGGTCTATGAATGAACATTACGATATCAGCGTCTTGCTCGATAGCCCCGGATTCCCTAAGATCGGATAGGAGGGGTTTCTTGTCCGGTCTGGCCTCGTTTCCCCTGTTCAATTGGGATAAGAGCAAGAAGGGAACCTTTAACTCCTTCGCCGTGATCTTGGCGGTTCTGGACATCTTCGCTACCTCACGTTCACGGCTTCCTTCCCGTTCACCGCTCTCCGCCAATTGGAGATAGTCGGCCATGATTATCCCGCACTTGCCTTGTTTCTTCAGTATTTTACATCGTGACCGGATATAGTCCATCGTCACGCACGGGTTGTCATCGACGTAGATCGGAAGTCTCCAAAGCTCATTCACTGCCGTCTCTACCTTGTTGATCTCCTCGTTTGTCATATACCCGGACTTGAACCGTTCCGGATCTACGTCGCACTCGGAGAGGATCAGCCTGTTAGCCAAGCTTATGTCTGACATCTCAAGCGAGAATATCGCAACCGGGATCTTGGATCTAGCCGCTGATTTGGCCAAGTGAAGCATCACGGCCGTTTTTCCCATGGAGGGCCTAGCGGCTATTATCACCAAGTTTCCCGGTTGCCAGCCGTTAGTGATCTTATTCAGGTCGTGAAGCCCAGTGTCTACACCAGACCGGATGTTTTTCCTAGCCATCTCCACACGCTTGTATAAACCGTCCATGGAGCCTTTAAGAGCCTTGGATATATGCTCGCCATTGGACTTCCCGATAAGCTCCTCCATGAGGCTCTCTGATCCGTTTATGGCCTTGTGCAGTACGTCACCTATATCCTCGTTGGAATAGATAGCGTTCTCAAGTTCATTGGCTATCACCAGCCCTTTCCTCTGTATGGATCGCTCCTTGACTATCATTGCGTGGTCCAGTATATGGGCCGATGACCCAATCTTGGAGGTAAGGGAGGCTATGTAGATCGGCCCCCCTATACTCTCGAGATCTCCGGATGACAACATCGCTTGGGTGACCGTCATCATGTCTATGGGCTTTCTCTCCTTGTATAGCCCAGATATGGCCTTGAATACTGATTGGTTCCTCTTGTCGTAGAAATCGGCCTCAGATAGTTCCGAGGCGATTTTCTCGAAAGCGTCGCTCTCTATGAGGCAAGCCCCTAGTATTATCTGCTCGATCTCCTTGGCTTGGGGAGGTAGTTTCCCGTCAATCTGGGACGATGTAAACCTGTCTCGATCCATTCTGTTGTTTGTCTTCATTCTCGTTTATATTTTCAAACTCACTCTCCCATCTTCGCTGGTTTATCCAAGTTGTCAAGTGCGGATATTCGGGCACCCAATTGCCGGAATTCTTTTTCTCGTTATGCCATTCTATCTCTTTGCTTATGGCTAAAGGCAATAAGTCTATGACCTCGGCATAATCCTTATGCTTTTTGACAAAATTGTTGAATTCAACGTCAAGACCTTTTTTAGTGCCCGGATATGATTTTCGGAAAGCCTCGAATTTTTCTTTTATATATTTTCTTTTTTTATCATTATCAATATCATTATCATATAGGGTTATCTTCGGTAATGTTGGGTTATCTTCGGTAATCTTCGGTAATGTTGGGTTATCTTCTTTACCCTTTGAGTAATAGGGGTTTGACTTGCCTTTCTTGAAATTTGGATTACCTCCTTTTTTACCGGATTCCCTATTGTTGGATACTCTCTCATCATATTTTTTTTGATTGAAATCGATTTCTCTTTTAATGAAGGAGAATGCCATTTTAGCCTGCGGTCTCAGCTCCGATAGTGTCCCCGATACGGCATACCTAATAACCGCCTCGTACACTTCAAGTCTGATCTCCGAAGGATAATCCACTAACACCTCGTACCAATCAGCATTAAAAAGAAATGTTTTTTTAGATGTGTCCATGTCAATATATTATTCCTCTATTATATAATTCCTCCCTATATTGCTCCAACGCCTGAAGGCATCGTTCCTTGTCCATGTATCCCATTGGCATTATTCCGGCCAACCTTGCGTTGCATCGGTCTATGCCATATTTGAGATCCTTGTTTGACATTTTCTTTATATCCATGATTACTTAAATTTAAAGTGTACGATATACTCCCCGGTCTGAACCGGGGCTTTTAAAATCTTAATATGCTTTATTCTTTAGATTTTAGACAAAAGAATTTCCAAGCAATCCTCGTGTGGATCACTTGAATGATAGTTGTTACAGAACTCACGAAACGCATCGTAAAGTCCATTGGAGAGGATGAAGAAATACGCCTTGTTCTTGGCGTTCTTCTCGGTTTCAAACTTTTGGTAGGATACAGTTCTCGCACTGTTAGACGTAGATGTAGAAGTTACTATACTTCGCTTCTCCTCTAATTTCAAGTTTCTTGGCATTGTAGTTGAAATTTGAGTTATGTACAAAAAGAAAGCTGTTCGCTTCCTTATTTTTCCGCCAAGAAACACTACATCAGTATCTGAGGTAGCCTACAAAGGAATACGAACAGCTCTTTATCTTTGCAGATATAAGCAATCGGATGGATATAAAAAATCCACCTTAGATACTAATATGTAAATGTTTTCTTGGCGGGAAAACATCGCAAAGATACAACTCAAATTCAAAATGCCAAACAAAAAACTAATATTTATCTTTCTTATTTACGCTTCTATATGCGTAATAAATGGCAGACAAAAAATTTAGTATTACTATTATAAGCAATGCGGTTTGTAAAAATTTCGGCATACCGGACATACGGCTTACCATGAAGGCCATAAACGATAGCCAAAATGAAATCTCCTCAAATTGATATGTTTTCATATTGAAGTTTTTTTAGAACCACGGGATATATCCCGGTGGCGTGTTGTCCTTGTCCTTGAATCTTTTTAGATGCTCTTCCACGTTCAATCCCTCCCTTACGAGGATGATCGTGTTCTTGTCAACTCTTACGGGTATCCTCTTGAATTTAGGCTCCGGGAGTATATCCCCGTTTGCCTTCGTGTTCGCTTTGATCGTTCTCATATAAGTTATCGTTTATAGTTGTCACAATACCGGAAAGAGTTCGCTACCCTTCCGGTATTCAATATTTCGCACCATACGGCCAGACCCTTGTGAGGCTTGCCGTGCACGCAATCGGCGCATCTGATACGCTCGGGTTGCTTCCCATATTTCATTAGAGAAAAACTTACGAGAGAGCATTATGAAACCCTTATCCATATATTAAAAATCAAAATCCGGAGACTCGCCGTCCTGCAGGGACTTTAGTTTTTGGTCTACAAGGTGTCTTACGTCCCATATGTTTACAGGTTGTATTTGCAGGTTCTCCGCTATTTGCCTTGCAACTCCCTCGGAGACAGGATTTATAGCGTATATGGCCCCCGATGAGAGAAAGCGGGTGAAACCGGGCTGGTTACTCGTATCCGGAACGTCTACCCGAAGCATATTGGTACCGGCCACGTTCTGTTCCGTACATCTTCCCGCTATCCTTGAATGGCCGAATAACTCGACCACGCACCATAAATCAAATTTCTCTTGTTCCATATTATTTTCTATTTTTAAAAGTGTTACAAAATCTCGTGGAGTTAGCTACCCGTCCAGCATCATGTATGATGCACCAAACGCATAGCCCCTTGTGAGGATGTCCGTTGGCGCAATCGCCACATTTCACCTTTTCTTGCTCGTCTTTCTTCTTAGCCATTTCAATCCTTTATGCCTTTCTGATCCCTCAAATCCTTTATTCGTTTCTTGTAATCTTCGATCATCAATTGGTAATCGAATGCCGAGAGTTTAGAGATAGAGTGCTTTTTCACCTCAAGCTCGTTAATTACTTTTATGCCATACTTATTTATCAAGCCCTTGGCATAACCGATGTTGTTGCCCTCGTCGAAACGGTTGCAAGACCTGCATTGAGCGTTGCAGTTTCTCTCGCTGTATCTGGTACCCATATGTGACCGGTTGACGAAATGTCCGCAATCTGCCTCTTTCCAATGCACGATCTTCCCACAGCTTATGCAACGGCAATAACCGTTGTTGTCAGCGTCCCTTATTCTTATAAATACGGAGAATATACGGTCTAGTCTGTTCTTTAAAGAGGTTATGTTCTTTACTTTTCCCATGGATGTTTTCTTTTTTCGTTTATTAATAAGAATCCTGCCAAGATCACTGCTATAAGTCCGAGTATTGCGGTGATAAGGTATATGGCCATTGTCAAGTGATCTAAATCTTGTATTGTTCCCATGATTATATGTTTGTTATTCGTGGACGGTGCCGGGATCGAACCGGCCTCTTTACGTCATGCGCACTCCGTAACGTTTCATCCCGGAATACTTACCGCCCGAAATCCCCGCGTATCCTCACGGACGGCGGGGATAATAATTAACTAACCCAAATCTAATACCATGAAAAACACGAAACTTGCGTTATTATATCTCTATTATTACGATATCTGGAGCGATCTTTCTGATGGCATCCAGTTGCTCGTCAATCACTTTATTCTTGTATTCCTCAATGGCTTCATTTGCCCCAGCTGACACAAGGGATAGCGAAACGTCTCTTCCGTCCACATCAGCGTAAATCTCAACCTCGATTTCCTCACACGCAAAACCCTTGAAAAGTGGGATGTTCAACTTGAACGACCCCGGGAGATTGGAATCAACCACCTGCGAATAGTTATCGGTTCTGCTGCCATTCTCTTCCTTGCTTCGCTCTATGTCTTGGTTTACCTTTGCCTTGAAGTTTTTCAAGGCAGACACCAGCGTCATGTTTTCCGATTTGTCCTTGAAGAAGGCACGATGCATCTTGAAGAACTTGGATAACTTGATAGGTTCCCACTTCTTTTCCGCATTGATACCAAACTCAACCATTTCTTTGGACGGCTGTAATACTCCAGTAATACAGTTTCTATAATGATCAGTCTCTTTATCCACTAAAGATATTTCCATATCATCACGGTTTACCGTTATATTTGCCCGCTTTTGATCGATAAGCCCCACTCGTTTTTCGAGCCAACGCAAAGGGCTGTCAATCGTTCCTTCAATATTAACGGGAGTTGGTTCTTTCGGGTCGAGCGCTACGGGGGCTTTTCCTTCTCTCAATACTACTTCGATTGGTGCACCACTATAATCTTTCGGTACAACCACATTTAATTTGTTCTCACTCATGATTCTGTTCCTGTTTTACGATTAATATTAAAAATTGATTTCTGCATTTCTTGGGGTTGCATCCTCCGGAAATAGACAAGTTCGCCGGCACCATTATAATAATTGGCTTCCTTGTTCTCGTGATCAAGGAACTTATAGCACTTGTCCTTGATATCCTCGGATTTACGCTTGATCTGGTCAAGATACTTTGCTTTGGCCGTATTAAGCGGTTTTAGCCGTGATTTGTACGACTCCATCCAGTCCGCTTTCTCCTGTTCCAATTCGGCTATATCAATTGACGTGTCCGCTAGCTTGGTCTTGATCTCATTCAACTCGTCCTCGGTAAAAGGATGATTGTACCAGATCTCCTCGACGGCGTCGCATGAGTCCTCTAGGACTTGCGGCCTGTTTGATAAAGGCTCGTTTTGAGCGATGAATTTTTCCATATACTTTAATAATTAATGTTATATTTTTTTCTGTCATATTGTGGGATATATCCTTTGCAAGGAGTATTCCCGTCAAATAAGGCCGATTCCGGCCTTACAGTTTCCCCATCTTTTTTAGACGGGTCTTTCCAATGTTTTTGCCGTTGATGGCAGAGGCAATGTCTTTTAGAGCATGCCTCATTGAGGCAGTATTTAAGATCTCTCATTTTTCTTATAGGTTTCCAGCTTCTTGACTTCCTTTTTAAGGAGTCTGGCAGCATCCATGTATTTGACGCTGCCATAAGGAGCGGTAATAATAATGTTGGTATGCCTCACGATCTTATCTATAAGATAATTTGGAGGCCTGTCACTTTTTCTCATGACTAAAAATTCGAAAGGTTTCTCATGAAATCGTATTCGGATATATCACGAAGGAATACCGAGAAAAGCACGTCCTTCACACGCTCGTAGAGATCCATGAACTCGGCCTCGTCCATCTTGTCGAAGGCTATCGACTTCGGGACCTCTATCCATTCCTTACGTGATATGCTATAGGCCGTATCGCAATGCCCGGCGGCGATCTCGACGGTCTTCCGGAAACACTCCACGCTCTCCTTGAAATGCGCCGTGGTCTTCTCGTTCTGGTAAGACCATGCGCAATTTATCAAGGCGAAATACTTTTTCAGAAAGTCGTAGTTCCGTGCCAGCGTTATCTTGGCCTTGTAGATCTTACCTAGCTTGAGTTTTTTCTTCTCGTCATAGTCGGAATCATAGCATGGCCTCAATCCGCTGGCTGTGTTGAGCAAGTATAGTTCCATGGTCAGAACGGCAATCCATCGTCTTCTCCAACCGATGGGGCGTTGTTGATATCCTCCGGTGAGGGGATATTGCTCTTGAACGTGGATTCCATCAAGTCACCTATGCCATAATAAACGCCTTCCTTTCGCTCCTCTTTCCTTGGGGCGCAAGACACATAATGCGTATAGGTGCGGTTGTCGAACGTGACAGGCTCTTTTTTCTCCCCGATCGAGATATTGAGGAAGATCTTCTCTCCCTTGGCCGTCATTACTTTTTTCATCAACTCCTTCGGTATGTCGCTCAAGCAGATTGAGCCGTATAAATTCGCCATAATGTTTATGATTTTAAATTTTAGATTTATAAGCGGGGCGGTCGGTTATTCGCTACGGCGGGGATAACCACCGTCCCGTAGCCACGGCATGCGTGGATTATTTTTTGTTGAATGTTATAGAATATGACATCTTAGCCATCCGTATCGCCGGATGGATCGTGTATATCTCTCCGGTCTCGTCATCAATGACCGTGGTATTATCCGGCACCGTCTTCAGGAACGCCTCCCGTTCTTTTATCTTGGCATCGAGAAGCAGCCTTTCCTCGATCAGCCTAGCGTAGACCGGATCATTGCAATTGGAGTGGTCGTAGGATACGCCTGTCTCCTTTATCTTGACCGTGGCCCCGTTCCAAGAGCGCTCCTTCCCGTATTTCTCGATCTCGGAAAGGACAGCGTCCTTCATCCGGTCATCGTCCAGCGTCCTCTTGATGGTCTCTTGCATCGCCTTTAACTTGACGACGTGTGATACGGGATCTACCTCACCTTCCAGTACCGGGTTCAAAAGGTCTATGGATAAAGCCTCGATATCGCTTTTCGTTAGCGGGGTCTTGCCGCTTAGCTCTAGTTCTTTGCTCATGACAGGTTGTTGTTTATTTTATAGTTGTTGTATATCTCTACGAAAGAATCCATCTCTACCTTTCCTATAATGTAAGCATTGTTGATAACGCTTTCTACGGAGAATGGTTGGTTGGCCTCCTTGGCTATCTTCTCTTTATTGTATAGCCACTCCGATATGGATTTCATTGCGCTCTCATTGTTTAGATGATCTCTCGTAAGCTCTTTCTTTACTCTGGAGTTTGCCGTTTTTTTAGGCTGCTCTTTAGGCTGCTCCTTTTGGGCGGTATTACCGCTCGCTATGTTAGCGTCCTCGTCATCGTCGGCCACGATGCCTAGGATGGCGCAAAATGCGTATCTTTTGGCGTACGTGATGGCCGATCCGATGGATTGAGCGTTCGCCGTATTGGATGGCATCCTTACCTTGGACGATATCCATTGACCGGAGGAATGAAGCAGTATGGTACGGATGGAGTAATCATCCTCTATTAGCTGACATACAGCAAGTTCGTTTTCCGCTAATGGTTGTTTCGCCGCCCTTTTGCATTCGGATAGATCTGCGTATTTAAACTTGTACTTTCCTCCCGTTTTAGTTTCTACCTCAACCTCGGAATTGAGGCTTGGTTGCTCTAGCGATCCTTGGAACTTGGCCAACGCTATCGCTAATTTGTCAATCTCTTCTGATTTATCCATGTTATCGTGTATTTAAATTCGTCAGCCTCCGGGAGTCGAACCCGGACTAAGACCATCGGCCGCCCTGCCCTCACTACCGTGTCCCTTTCCACCGGGCCAATGATATCGTCATGGCCTACCACTTGTCTAGGATATCGGTTGCCGGTCTGGGTCGGGGTTGCACCTCGTAAGGGCAGGTTTACCAATTATAAGAATCTAACAGGAACCTAAGCTCTTCCATGCTCTCCTCATATTCCTCGTTGTCTTCCTCCCCGTCGTACTCCGGTTCGCCGTCGGGGTCTTTGATGTAGATGTCTCTCATGCGATCCTCCGATAAGCAATGCCTTGGGGCTATTGTATTTCTTTAAATACCCCTCCAGCTAATTTGTAATATGTATCCGCCTTTATCTTCTCTCCATCAACAAATTCCGTTTTTACGCAAACGGGGATATATCTTTTCTTTTTATCAGAATAAGACCATTCGGATAATGTTATCCATGATCCTTTTGAGGCTTTTGCTACAGAGTTAATACCTGCGCACATGATGACACAGCCTTCGCCAGTGCTGTCAATCTTGGCACCGTAGCCGGACGAACCAATCTTGGCACCGTTGCCGGACGAACCAATCTGGGCACCGTAGCCGGACGAACCAATCTGGGCATCGTTGCCAGACGAACCAATCTTGGCACCGTAGCCGGACGAACCAATCTTGGCACCGTTGCC